CGTTAACATCACGCGGATGGCCTGGGTTACCAGGAACAAGGCGACCTGCTTTACGCATACCATCTATAGAACCTCGCACACATACCGGATCAAAGATGGCATCATCTGAGATATCTTGTTGTTGATACACCAAAGCCCAGGTGCTGGCATCCATAGCTTGGCGTTCATTGTAAAGGTTGCGACCATTCCAACGTGGGTAGAGGCCTTCTTCGTTCTTATCAGATTCTAGTTGTCCATCAAAGGGAGCATCAGATGCAGGCCAAAGAGTTTCCCACTTGTCAGGGTCTTCGTGCGTAGTCAAAAGTGCTGGCATAGCCAAGTACTTCCACGGGACCAGTCCACCAGGGTAGCGGTCTTCGTTACGTAGTTCGCGGTATAGGTCCATTGCCGAAACTCTGGTACCAATAACTACAAGTTTGCCCGTAGGGTTCAAACGAGAGCGTACGTCCTGGGTTAACCAGCGGATCTGCTTCTCAAACTCGTTAGCGTTCTTTAAGGTAACAGCATCGTCTACGATAATCATATCTGCACGCTTACCGTAGATCTGACCACCGATACCAATGGCTTCGATGTTCGGGTCTTTTTCGCTAGACTCACGTAGCTCGGAACCGAAGGTGACGCGGGTGGCTTGCCAGGAGGCTGACTTAGAGTTAAACCCTACGCCAGCAGCGTAAGCCTGTTGGAGTGATTCATACATCGGATGAGTCAGGCGTTGCTTGATGGCGTAGAGAAAGTCGGCAGCTAACTGCTGGGTCTGGGAGACAATCAAAACTCTAAAGTTGGGGTTACGTACCACCTGCCAGGTTACATAGTCCACCGTGATCGTAATAGACTTGGCGTGGTTGGGCGGGATGTTCAATAAAATTCTATTAGATGCAAGCCCTGGCTCATACTTCATAGAAGGGTGTAGCCAACCAGGTTCGCGGCCTTCAATCATATCTACCAGGTTTTGCTGGTGTGGGAAGGTCTTAGAGTGCAGGAACTTCTCGCGGAACTCGGCAAAGGTTAGGTCGTGAACATCGGATGTTGCAAAGCTCTTGTCCTTTAGACCAAGCCGTGTTCGGTCAACCTTGTCTGTAAAGACCTTATCGGTACGTCGGTAGTACTCGTAAGTCTTAATGGATTTACCAGCGGAGGCACAAGCCTGCTCGATGGTCATACCCTCTGCTACACAACCAAGGATAATTCTCTTGGCGATGTCGGCACTGTTATCGGCCACTGTTTTCCCGTCTCATCTCTTCTACTAGAATTGCCGCCGCAATCTGGCGGCGCATTTCTAAGCGACGGGACTCTCGCTCTTGCCTGTACTGCTTCCAGAATTTTCTACTGGAGGTAGCCTGGAGATATAACTCTTCTTCGGTATAGTTGCGTATCATCGGCGCGGATGCTCATTTCTTTTATACAAGGCGCGAAGGCCTTGGGCCGGAATCAGAGATTCCTTATACTAGGTTGAGTATGATCTTCCTATTAGAGATAGAGCTATCCCCACTAAAAGTACTGGGCAGTTCGGGCTTAACGCCCGAGCGAGCTACAGCGAAGTGAGGGGTAAGTCAGTACTCGGCCTAGGGGCCTCGCTAGAGGCCAACCAAGGGTCGTAAAACATACTCTCCCCGTTTTACTCCCCTACTATATATAAGGCAGGAAAAGGACTGGATTTCTCGCTTTCCTAATGTGAGTTACATCACAGTATATAAAACCGCAGGTCAGAGGCTAGATCGCAGCTTTGACTTTAGCAAATATTTTTTTCTGCGGTACACAGTACATCCCCCTACACATTTAAGCAATGGGGGGTGCCCGTTCCCCTGCTGGCAGGGCAGACCCCACCCCCTGCCCTGTGGATAACTGGTCAGACCTGTGGATAACTTTATAAAAAACGGTGGGGCTGCCTAGAGCTGCGGCGGTCTATACCCTATAGCTTCTCCCATTTATTAAGTAACCCTTACACCTTGCAGCTGCCAGCTCTTACAGCTTGACAGCTCGCGGCCAGCTGTTGCAGCTGCGGCCAGCTGGGAAGCTAGACAGCTGAGAAGATTCTATAGGTAAGATCCACTCAGCTAACACTCAGCTAATCGTTACCATATTGTTACCAGAATATGCAGCTTATAGCTTGACACGCTCATTACGGTAGCGTACTTTACGGATATCAGCTGAAGAGCTCAGCTGAAGGAAGGTAAGTAAATGAAGCTAGATAACTTTATCGAAGAGCATAACCCTAACAAGGACAGCTGGGCAACAATTAAGCTAGAGCTTCCAGCTGACCTAGTAGAGCGCAGCACTGGCGAGCTTATCAATTCACGAGCTCGCGCCACTATCTACCAGCTAGGCACTAGCGACAGCTACACGCTGCTGACTACTGGCGGCCATAGCAGCTCTAACCGCTGGTATAAGGACATCACACTAGAAGAAGCTAAGGCCAGAGCTACCAGCTGGGCAGCTCGCCGCTACAAGGAAGGAAAGTAAGTAAATGGAGACTTTCAAGCTGCAGACACGAGCTCGCTGCATAGAATGCGGCAGAATATTCAATCTACTTAACGAGGAAGAAGCGGGAGAGTACTACTATGGCCACGACTGTGAAGCATAAGGCTATATGCGGCGATTGCGACAGCAAGGCCGCCAGCATATGGCTAGAGCCTTACGGTGACAGCTTCCTAGCTGTTATCAGCTGCCCTAATTGCGGCACTAGCTTCGATACTAACCTAGACGCGGCAGACATAGAAGCACTACGCTAGAGCTTGACTAGCTGCCAGCTCGCAAGAGCTGGCCGCTGGCCTAGGGCTAGCCTAGGAAAGATCCTAACCTTGGAAGGGGTAAGAGAATGACTACAGCAACAAAACTACAGAGTGAGACAGCTATTGAGTGGGTAATCTTTCCATTTACTTACGCAGGAAAGAGCTTCAACAGCAAGGTGAGCTTTAATAGCCGCGAGCTTGCAACTATCCTAAATCTACCAGCTGGCGTGTTTGATACTATGAACGCGGGAGCGCTGCGCGATATCTCCACAATTACAGCAAGCTCAACAGTGGAAGAGATTAAAGCTGAGCTAGACCGTATCAACGCTGGCGCAAGCTGGGCAGTGCTAGAGCTGGCGGGAGAGTAAGCATATGCGTACCAAAGAAGAGAAGGCCGCGTTTATTCGCTCACTAGCTGATGCGGTAGAAGTGATGGAAGAGCGCGGGACGGTAGTACCTACCACGCTTCTAGAAGATTACTCTATCCGCAATGGCTTGCTCATTCTATGGCAGAAGCCTACAGCGACAAAGTGCGCGGGCTTCCACGATTGGAAGAGCGCAGGAAGAAGCGTAAAGAAGGGGAGCGCGGGAGCTGCAATTCTCGTACCTACTGGCAGCTATACCACTGAAGCGGGAGAAGATAAGATCCGCTTTAGCTGGCGATATGTCTTCGATATTGCAGACACGGAAGAGCTGGGAGAGAACGCGCCACGCCTAGCGCGAGAAGTAGCAGCTTAGAGCTTGACTATTGCATACGGTAGCTATACCGTATGCAGTGGCCTAGAGCTAAGCACTAGGAATAACCTACCTTGGAAGGGGTAATAGAATGGCAGGAAACAAGAAGAGCTACATCCGCCTAGTAGATATTGAGACTGGGGAAGAGGTAGCAGCAGCAATGATGACAGCTGCAGCAGTAAAGCGGATATCAAAGCTATACGCTGCTCACGGTATCTATACAAAGGCGGTAGCGTAATGCAAGAGACAAAGCTAGAAGAGTTCAGGCCTTGCGATATCTCGCAGACTATCGAACAGCTGGGAAGGAATAACCTATTCGCCATAAGTGGCGGAAGAGTAGTAAAGCGCAGCACTGGTATCACTCTACCTATTAGCAACGGTTACAGCTTAACGATTGACCTAGCTTGGGACGATACTTATACCGTACGCAGACTATTCACTAGAAGTGGGAAGGTATCTATTAAAGGTGAGCTCACTGGCGTATATTGTGAGGACCTTGGAGAAGTGGCCTATTACGGCAGCTGCTTTAGATCTCACCCAGATTGGGGAAACAAAGTCTGGCAGGATACAGTGAACGGGAAGGAAGAGTAAATGATTACAAGAAGAGGAAAGAGGGTGAGGGCGATAGCTCTCACCTTGGCCCTAGGTCTTGGAATATGGGTGCTGTGGGAGATAGCTGCTCACCTACTGTGGACGGGCAGCGGCTGGGAATGGTGTGAAAATCTACTAGAGTGTGAAGGGGAAGAGTGATGTACGAATACACTAAAGGGCTAGGCGACACGATTAGCTGTGATGATTGCAATGATATTGCGGAGAATTGGTTTGTGGGAGAGGGCCGTGCTATATGCGGGAACTGTTACGGGGTAATTGTATGAAGGATAAGTGGTTAGTAACACTAGAGATAGACACCTATGACGGGCCAGATCCACGCTATTGGGACTGGTCTAAGCTGCTCACTGGTGATGATGTAAAGGTAATCGAAAGTCAATTCAAGGGTAGAGTACTACCCACTAGCGAGGGAGAGAGTAATGAGTAAGTGGACAGTATGGGTAGGCGGTAGTGAGGTTAATTGGCAACACTATACGCACAAGATAGACGCTGAACGGATAGCTGAGTTCTGGCGCGAGGTTAAAGGTTATGATGATGTAATAGTGGAGGAGATAGCGTAATGAATAGAGAATACTTAGAAGCGAAGGTAGACCTATGCCTTAATCAAGCTGAGATAGATCTGCAACAGGAGGAGATAGCAAGAGCTATCGCTAACCTACGCAGAGCTAACTCAGCCCTGACTCAGCTATTCGGGTTCGAGGAGGACGAGAATGAGTAACATCTACACCATACACCCGCGTAAGTCTGAGCTGATCCTATTCTATGAAGTGGTAGAGGGCGAGGGAGAGAACACGTGGGGCGGGGCTAATCCTGAGCAGGCTATCCAATGGCTTGCTCACGCACCGGCAGGCTCACGCATACTGGTATCTGCGTGGGATAGTGACGAAGAGGACGCGCACCTAGTAGGGCAGACCTTAGACATCACGGAGATAGTAAGGGCTGCGAGCTTATGAGTTACTGGTTAGGGATAGCGGTGATAATGGTGATAGTCTATGTGCTTATAGTGTGGGAGGATAAGATAAATGACAGATGATAAGAGAATGGCAAGTGCTGCCAAGGCAGCTGTTTATTACCGCAACTATCGAAGAGCTAGGGATAGGGCGCTAATCAAGCTCTCTCACCTACACCCAGAAGACTACAAAGAATTACTGGAGAAGGAGAAGATGAGTGATGAGCAAGAGGGCAAGACGTGGATTGATCTTAACGGTACTGTTATTAGTCCTCATATTGTTACACGAGCGAAGGATAGGGGAATTGCCTTCCCCAAAGCCAACGCCAGTACCAATACAGACGAAGGCAACAATGGAGGAGAAGCGTGAGAACAAACGAATCGCATACAAGTTTAGTAGAGCTCTCGGTTATACGAGAGAAGAGACGACGTGCCTTATCACCCTATGGACCCGTGAAAGCAGGCTTGACCACCTCGCAGACAACCCAAAATCAACAGCTTTCGGAATTGCTCAGCTCCTTAGAGAACGTAGTAGAGAGCCTGAATTACAAATCCTTCACGGCCTACGATACATTGGTCACCGCTACGGAGGGAGTGCGTGCCGCGCTCTCAGACATAGTGACAGACGAGGCTGGTACTGATACAATCTGATCCGCTCATCTCTTCCGAGCAAGCAAGAACCCTACTGCACCCTTCCGCGGTAGGGTTTTTTGCTACCCGCCAGTAGAGTAAAAGCCTTTGCCCTTGAAGGTGATAGAGGGCGTGTCCCACTTACGCACCATAGGTATGTGGCAGTCAAAGCAAGATGGCTCACGTGGTTCCTCGTGGATAGACCGTTCGATAGTTAATACTGTGTTGCAATCAGGGCAACGATAGTCGTACTGCATTAGAGCTGCACCGCTTCCTCTATGGGTAGATAACCTACCAACTTTGATACTTTATTAGAACGAGCAAACTCTGTGGTTGCTGGCATCCAATGGTTAAACCATTCAGGTTCTGGTACATCCATCAGGTCAAAAGAAAAGACACCTTCCGGTGTCGAGTTGATGTAGTAGGGGATAAGATCTCGCTCTGCTGCCTGAGTTATCAGCTTGCGATACTTCATCTCCTCTATCAGTAACGTGGGATAGTGGGTATGTCTACACTTTAACTCTATGTAATGACCTGCTTGCTTGGAGATACAGTCAAAGGCATCATAAATACCTGGTGCTTTCTCTAAGTCTGAATAGAAACCATCTCGCAAGAAGGTAAACAATAGTTCTTCGTTCATTGCCACGGTGATACACCACCTAGATTATCCTGCAATCTACGCAAAGCCTGAGCACACCTGCGATCTGCGGTAGAGATGGCACACTCTAGTACCTGTGCTATCTGTTGCAGGGTAAAGCTCTCGTGATGGCGCATACGCAAGAGAGCCTGGTCCTCTTGGTCTAGTTTCAGAAAACCTTTCTTGATGTCAATAAGATTAGCAAGTAGGTTGCCACCTTCTGCTGGAGATGATGAACCTTTAGGTTGCCCATCTCTAATCATCTCTTGTGCTTGCTCTAATACTGTGCCATCTATGATTGATGCAATAACAAAGGGAAGCAGCTGACCAAGGGTAGCTGACTCGTAATAGGCTTCATCATTAGTCTGGTAGCCAGACTTAGCTGCCTTCTCTTTGCGAGCATAGCGTTCTCCAGCACGCTTCATCTGCCAAGCAATGCGTTGTTCGTTGTGTCTGCGTCGCTCTTCAACAGGTTCCATTAGATCAATGATGTGATCTTCTACCCTAGTCATAGCCCACGCCATCAACTCTTGCTTGATGTCATCCTTCTCAACGTGCTTGTTATACCTACGATGGATAGCGTTAGCAACACTAGGCACTAGGTCATAGATTACTGGGTGCAGTTCAGTCATTGTCCTGCACTTCAGGCCATACGCCATCTAGTACCATCATTGCAATAGCTGAGTAGTTAAGTAAGTCTACGAATGAATCACGCAATGACTCATTGCTTGGCTTAACACCTGAGTCAAGTAAGTTATTGATGCGTGCTATCTTGTCCCACATACGTACACGCAGACCATTAAGTGGTCCACCTGGTGAGTGAGCAATGTTCTTTGGGCCGTAGTCGTGATGCTTACGCACCAATAGATTGCCTGCTTGATCCATAATACGCCAGACATCTGCAATGAAAGCCGCATCTACCTTGTCGGCATAGGCCGAAGGAGTATAGTCTCGGTTTCCATATTGATCTCTAGGATCTGGAAGCCCATATGCTGCAAAGTCTGTACCATCGTGTCCCACTCGCTTCTTGTCATCGTCATACATTTGACTCCCCTATCAGTAACTTTCTTGTAGCATCAATTCCATTAGCCAAGTAGTAATCATTGATGTCCATACCTGGGGGTAGTGTAACAATTTGTGAGTTCATTACCTCGTTCGCCACGCGCTTAGCAAACTCAGCTCCTGGGTTAGACCCATCCTCTTTGATGTCATTGTCTCCAACAACAAAGATAGTTTCGTACCCCGCAAATAACTTAGGAAAGTGTGGCTTCCACGCAGCAACACCAGGCACACCCACTGCTGGGATACCAAGTTCACCGCTAGTAACTATCGCATCTAGTTCACCTTCACATACAACGATGTGTGGTGAGTCAACAGTGATGTCACATACGTTATACAGGTGTGCCTTCTGCCCAGTAGGTGAACCATACTTAGGCTTGGCATCATCTAATCTTCTAAACTTAAAGCCAACACAACCACCGGAAGCTGTGATGTATGGGATGGATAGCCACCCTTCATACATCTCGTGACCATTGATTGGATTGGTAATAGTCCCTAACTGAAACAGTCCTGCTGTCTCTTCAGAGATCCCACGTCCTTCGAGTACGGCTAGAGCCTCTGGACTTATTGCCTGTGCGTATTGTTGCGCCGCTTCCAGCAGCAATTTCGACT